GCCAAGATCGAGATCCTGGGCAAGGCCGCCAAGAACATCGCCACGCTCACCCGCGCCAGCGTGGCGCGGAACAAGTGGGCGCAGGAGGTACGCGGCAAGCTGGCCGAGGCGCGCGAGGAAGTGCGCCGCATGGCCGAGGGCGCCGGCGTCTCGGAGGAAACGCTGGCCGCCATCGACCGGCGGCTGCAGGGCGTGGTGTGACATGGGCGCCGCGCGCTGCATTCCCGCCGACCGGCAGGCGATCTTCCTGACGCCGCAGTCGAAGTGGATCAACGACCGCAGCCGGCTGAAGCTGGCCGAGAAGTCCCGCCAGATCGGCTGGTCGTGGACGAGCGCGTATGCCTGCGTGCGGCGCACCGCAGCGAAGGGCGCCAAGTTCGACCAGTGGGTCAGCAGCCGCGACGAAATGCAGGCCCGGCTGTTCATCGACGACTGCAAGCTGTGGGCCGACATCCTCAACCTGGGCGCGGCCGACTTCGGCGAGCGCGCCCTGGACGGCGACCAGCGCCAGACCAGCTATGACCTGCGGTTCCTCAACGACCGCGTGATCCACAGCATGTCCAGCAACCCGGACGCGCAGGCCGGCAAGCGCGGCGGCCGCGTGCTGGACGAGTTCGCGCTGCACAAGGATCCGCGCAAGCTGTGGGCCATTGCCTACCCGGGCATCACCTGGGGCGGCCAGCTGGAGGCGTTCAGCACCCACCGCGGCAGCCACAACTTCTTCAACCAGCTGATCCGCGAGATCCGCGAGGGCGGCAACCCCAAGGGCATCAGCCTGCACCGGGTGACGCTGGAGGACGCGCTCAACGCCGGCCTGCTGTGGAAGCTGCAACAGAAGCTGGCGGCCGACGACCCGCGTCAGGAGATGGACGAGGCCGCCTACTTCGACTACGTGCGCAGCGGCTGCGTGGACGAGGAATCGTTCCAGCAGGAATACATGTGCGTCCCGGCCGATGACGACGTGGCCTTCCTCGAATACGACCTGATTGCCAGCTGCGAGTACGGCCAGCTGGTGGACTGGAAGCTGATCGAGGGCCGCGAGCTGTATCTGGGTGTGGACGTGGGGCGCAAGAAGGACCTGACCGTGCTGTGGGTGGTCGAGCGCTTGGGCGACGTGCTCTACACGCGCCACGTCGAATGCCTGGCCAACATGCCCAAGCCGCAGCAGGACGCCATCATCTGGCCGTGGATCGCGCGCTGCCGCCGCACCTGCTTCGACAACACCGGCCTGGGCATCGGCTGGACAGATGACGCCAAGCGCCGCTTCGGCGAGTACCGCGTCGAGGGCGTGACCTTCACGCCGAAGGTCAAGGAAGAGCTGGCATACCCGCTGCGCGGCGCCATGCAGGACCGCAAGCTGCGCATCCCCCGTACGACCCGGTCATCCGCAGCGACCTGCGCAGCGTGACCAAGCAGACCACCGCGGCCGGCAACATCCGCTTCACCGCCGAGCGCACCCCCGACGGCCACGCCGACCGCTTCTGGGCGCTGGCGCTGGCGGTGCACGCCGCGGCGACGCCGGCCGCCCCGATCGAATTCCAGTCCACCGGCCGCCGCGCCTTCGCCGGCGGGGGCGATTTCACCGCGGACGGCTTCGGCGGCATCGGCGGCGGCAATGACTTCGAGGGCTACCTGTGAACGACCTGACCAACACCCCGCGCCCGCAGCTCAACCGCGAGATCGCCACCGCCGGCGACGGCCGCGACATCACCCGCGGGTTCACCGGCCCGCTGCTGACCCCGTTCGACAGCGTGCTGCGCAACCGCGGCGGCGACCTGCTGATCTACGAGCAGGTGCGCAGCGACGAAGAGGTCAAGGCCGCGTTCGGGCAGCGCCAGTCGGCCGTGGTGCAGTGCGAGTGGCGCGTGGATGCCGGCGGCGAGCGCCGCAAGGACAAGCAGGCCGCGGAGTGGCTGCAGGGGCAGCTGCAGAAGCTGCGCTGGGACAACGTGACCGAGAAGATGCTGTTCGGCGTGTTCTACGGCTACGCGGTCGCCGAGCTGATCTACGGCGTGGACGAGGGCAAGATCGGCATCAGCGCCATCAAGGTGCGCAACCGCCGCCGCTTCCGCTACGGCAAGGACGGCGACCTGCGCCTGCTCACGCAGTCCAGCATGTACGAAGGCGAGCCGTGCGACCGGCCCTACTTCTGGGACTTCTGCTGCGGCGCCGACCACGACGACGAGCCCTACGGCCTCGGCCTTGCGCACTGGCTGTACTGGCCGGTGCTGTTCAAGCGCAACGGCATCAAGTTCTGGCTGACCTTCCTGGAGAAGTTCGGCATGCCCACCGCCGTGGGCAAATACGACACCGAAGCGACCCCTGCCGAGAGGGCCGCGCTCTTGGCCGCCGGTCGCGCCATCCACCAAGACAGCGGCATCATCATCCCGAAGGGCATGGAGCTGGAGCTGCTGGAGGCCGCGCGCAGCGGCACGGCCGATTACAAGACGCTGCACGACACCATGAACGCCTCCATCCAGAAGGCGACGCTGGGCCAGACCGCCAGCACGCAGGGCACGCCCGGCAAGCTGGGCAACGAGGATCTGCAGGGCGACGTGCGCGACGACATCATCAAGGCCGACGCCGACCTGGTCTGCGAGAGCTTCAACCAGCAGGTCATCCCGCAGCTGATGGCCTGGAACTTCCCCGACGCCGAGCTGCCGCGCGTCTGGCGCGTCACCGAGCAGGACGAAGATCTCAACCAGCGCGCGGAGCGCGACGACAAGATCCAGCGCTGGGGCTTCCGCCCGACGATGGCCTATGTGCAGGAAACCTACGGCGGCGAGTGGGAGGAACGCCAGGCGCCGCCGCAGCTGCTGCCGGGCGAATCCGAAACCCCCAGCGCCATTGCCGGCGCCGAGTTCGCCGACGTGGGCCGCGGCGTGGTCAGCCTGCTGCGCCGGCATGGCGTGCAGTTCGCCGAGGGCGACGACGCGATCGAGGTGCGGATGGGCCGCCAGCTGGATGCCCGCATCGCCGGCACCGGCAAGGCGTGGAACGGCAAGGTGCAGGCGCTGGTGGCCAGCGCGGCCGACTTCGCCGAGCTGGAGGCCGGGCTGCTGGCGCTGGCCGCCGACATGGAGCTGGACGACTACGCCGCCGCCTTCGCCGAGGCCATGACCGCGGCGCACCTGGCGGGCCGCTACGAGCTGATGCAGGGCTGACATGGCCACGGTCGCCTACGGGTCGCTGCCCTTCAAGCAGCAGATCGCCTTCTTCCGGCAGAAGACCAACGTCCTCACCGACAGCTGGCTGGACCTGTGGGAGGCCGAACACGACAACGGCTTCATGGTCGCCGGCGCCAACCGCATCGAACTGGTCGCGGACCTGCGCGATGCGGTGCGTGCAACGCAAGAGGACGGCGAGACGTTGGCGCAGTTCCGCGCCCGCTTCGACAGCATCGTGGCCAAGCACGGCTGGGACTACAACGGCGGGCGCAACTGGCGCAGCCGGGTCATCTACGAGACCAACCTGCGGCAGAGCTACAACGCCGGCCGCTGGCACCAGGAGCAGCAGCTCAAGAAGCTGCGGCCGTGGAAGCAGTACAAGCACAGCGACGCCGTGGAGCATCCGCGCCCGGTGCATGAGGGCTGGGACGGCAAGATCTGGCACGTGGACGACCCGGTGTGGCGGGTCATCCACCCGCAGAACGGCTGGGGCTGCCAGTGCTACACCCAGCTGCTCAACGACCGCGACCTGAAGAAGCTGGGCAAGACCGGCCCGGATGCGCCGCTGCAGCTGCAGTGGGTGGACGTGATGGTGGGCCAGCGCAGCCCGGGCGGCCCGCGCCTGGTGCGCACGGTGGAGGGCATCGACCCCGGCTTCGCCTATGCGCCGGGCAGCAGCCTGGACACCTGGCCGAAGGGCGGGCCGAAGGCGCCGCGCACGCCGCCGGCCCTGCAGCGCACCTTGGCCGAATCCGCACAGGACGCGCTGCGCAAGAGCACGCGCCTGCCGGCCGCGGCCGCCGAGTCGGCCCTGCGGGAGATCTTCGACCTGCGCCGCGCCCAGGACGCGCTGCAGGCGGGCTATGCGGAGTTCCAGGCATACGCCGCCGGCGGGTCGTGGCAGGGCGCGCGCTACATGGTCGGTATGCTGGACGGCGCGCTGCAGCAGGCGATGGCCACGCGCGGCATCACCGCCGCCACCGCGGCCATCGCCATTCGTGACGCCGAGGTGCTGCAGTCGCTGGCCAACGGCACCAGCGCCGACGCGTTGGCCCAGCTGCCAGCGTATCTGCGCAACCCGCTGGCGGTGCTGTGGGACGCGTCGCGCGCCGAGCTGCTCTACGTGGCCACCGAGGGCAAGCGCCTGCTGCTGGCGCGTGTGGGCGTGACCGGCGCCCTGCCGGAGGTGCGCGGGGTTTCGATGCTGGACGATCTGCGCCCGCTCGAGCAGCTGCCGCTGCTGCGCGGGAGCCTGGAGTAACGCATGGCCGGTGCACGCGTCGAGATCACCAAGAACACCGCCAGCCCCGCGCTGAAACGCCTGGTGGGGCGCCTGCGCGGCGAAGGCCGGCAGCTGCTGTTCGCCGACATGGGCGAATACCTGCTGCGCAGCACGCGCGATCGCGCGGCGCTGCAGGTGGATCCGAACGGCAACAAGTGGCGCGCGCTGTCGCCGGACTACGCACGCTGGAAGCAGAAGAAGCGCCCCGGCGTGCCCATCCTGAAGTTCGACTTCCACATGCTGGGCGACCAGCTGAGCTATCAGGCCGGACAGGACGAGCTGCTGGTCGGCACCAATGCGCCCTACGGCGCCATCCACCAGTTCGGCGGCACGGTCCACCGCGCCGCGCACTCGCGCAAGCTGGCCTTCGGCAAGGACAAGCCCAACCGGATGAAGGTGTTCGCGCGCGCCGGCAGCAAGGACGTGGACCACGAGCAGTGGGCGACCGTCGATGCCTACGACATCACGCTGCCCGCGCGCCCGTGGCTGGGCATTTCGATGGACGACGAAACCGAGCTGCAGAACATCGTCGCCGACCACTTGGGCGAGGCACTCGACGGCGATTGAACGCGCGGCGATTTGAGGCCCCTGTGAGGGCCGAGTGCGGGAATGCCACGGCTGACCCCCTGCGCTGCGCGTTATAACGCGACACAGGCGCGAATAGGCGGCATCGACGGCCCCGCCCGAAGTCACCGCAGCAACCTCACCCCCGCGCGCACGCGTGCAACGTCGGAACCTCTGTTCCGAGACACCGTTGCGGCACAGGCCGAAAGTGCGGGCCATGAACAAGCCCGCCGCCCCGCTGCACATCTTCTTTGCAGGCACGCATACCGCCAGCGACGGCTCGTCGCACACCTTCAGCGAAGCCGACGTGGCCGACCTGGTTGCCAGCTATGACCCCGCGCACGCCGAGGCGCAGATCGTGGTTGGCCATCCGAAGATCGAGGATCCTTCGTACGGCGGCATCGCATCGCTGTCGCTGGACGAAACAGGTGTGCACGCTGTCCCGCACAACGTGGACGCGGAGTTCGCCGGCCTGGTCAACGCCGGCCGCTTCCCCAGCATCAGCGCGTCGATCTACCGCCCCAACGACAAGGGCAACCCCAAGCCCGGCCACTTCTACCTGCGCCACGTGGGGTTCCTCGGCGCGCAGCCGCCGGCGCTCAAGGGCCTGAAGCGCCCCACGCTGAATTTCGCCGCCGACGACGCAGCCGTCGAGTTCTCCATGCCGATGCAGCGCCGCGTGTCCAGCCTCGGCTACTACCTCAAGCGGCTGTTCCAGGGCCTGCGCGACAGGTCGATCGAGACCGACGGCGCGGAAAAGACCGAACAGCTCATCCCGCAGTGGTGCATCGACGGCATCGCCGAAGCGACTGCGGACGACGACCAGGCCATGACGGCGTTCGCCGAGGCCACCCACACGGAGCAGACCAGTGACCCAGCAAACCACCGCCGACTTCGCCGAACAACAGAAGCAGCTCGACAGCAAGCGCACCGAGATCGAGCAGCGCGAACAGGCGCTCAAGGCGCGCGAGGACGAGGCCCGCCGCGAAGACGCCGCCAGCTTCGCCGAGCAGCTGGTCAAGGACGGCAAGCTGCTGCCGCGCCACAAGGCCGGCATCGTCGAACTGCTGCTGGCCTTCCCGACCGGCGCCGTCCTGAACTTCGCCGAGGCCGATGGCCAGGCGGCCACCGACCACAACGCGCCCGAGCTGCTGCGCGCCTTCCTGTCCGAGCTGCCGCCGCGCGTGGACTTCGCCGAGAAGTCCGCCGAGCGCAACAACGGCACCGCCGCGCCCAGCTTCGCCGCCCCCGAGGGCACCAGCGTGGACGCTGGCCGCATGGAGCTGCACGCCAAGGCGATTGCCTACCAGCGCGACAACCCGACGACCGACTACATGGCCGCCATCAAGGCGGTCGGCGGCTGACCCCTTCGGCGGCACCCGTAGGTCGATATGCCGGGTAAGGCGCCACGCGCGCGGTGACCGGCCCGCCGAGACAGACCACCCAATGCCAACCCGCGCCAGGAGCGCAACACCATGACCCAGAAGATTTCCATCCTCACCCTGGCCGTGACCGCGTCCGCCGCGATCGAGGCCGAACGCGCCGTCTCCCGCGCCGGCGCCTACGCGACCGCCGCCGGCAAGATTTTCGGCGTGTCCAACACCAAGGGCGCCATCGGCGACCGCGTCCCCACCGACGTGATGGGCACCACCATCGTCACCGCCGGCGGCGCCTTCGTGGACGGCGACGAGCTCGAGGTCGGCACCGCCGGAAAGCTGGTGAAGAAGACCTCCGGCGTCGTGGTGGCCGTCGCGCTGCAGGAAGCGAAGGCCGACGGCGACCGCGTCGAAGTCCTCCTGAAGTAAGCCGCCCAGCGACGCCCGCTTCTACGCGCGCCGCGCCTATCCCCTCATCAGCAGAGAGAACGACCCATGACCCAGATGACTACCGGCCAGGCGCGCATCGTCGATCCGGTCCTGACCACCCACGCCACGGGCTACATCCGCCCCGGCAATGTCGGCAGCGTGCTGTTCCCGCGCGTGGAAGTCGGCGTCCGCGCCGGCAAGGTGACCGCCTTCGGCAAGGAAGGCTTCCGCCGCTACAACACCAAGCGCGCGCCGGGCGAGGCCACCAAGCGCATCCAGTTTGGCTACCAGGCGGGCAACTACGCCATCGTGGATTCCGCGCTGGAAGCGGTGGTGCCCGACGAGGTCGCGCAGGAAGCCGCTGCCGGCCCGGGCATCGACGCCTCCACCGACGCCGTGGACCTGGTGCTGGACGTGATGGAACTGGAGCACGAGTGCGAGTGCGCCGACATCGCCCGCAACGTGTCCAACTACGACAGCGACCACAAGGTCAGCCTGATCGGCACCGCCCGCTGGCGCGGCTCGACCGGCGACCCGACCGCCAACATCGAGGCGGCCAAGGACGCCATTCGCGCCTCCATCGGCGTGCGCCCGAACACCGCGGTCATCTCGGCCTCGGCCTGGTCCGCGCTCAAGGCGAACGCGAAGATCCAGGACTACCTGAAGCACCTGGGCAAGGAGACGCTGACCATCGACATCCTGAAGTCGATGTGGGAGCTGCCCACCATCGTCATCGGCGAGGCGATTGCCGCCAGCGGCCAGGCCGACGACCTGGGCGATGTCTGGGGCGACGACGTGATCCTGGCGTACGTGGCGCAGCCCAACGGCAGCAACCGCCGCAGCGCGGCCAAGCCCAGCTATGGCTACACCTACAGCCTGCGCGGCGAGCCGAACGTGCGCATGGCGTACCGCGACGAGAACCGCCAGTCGTGGATCCACCCCGTGAACAACAACCGCACGCCGCAGCTCACCGGCATGGTGGCCGGCTACCTGATCAAGGACGCCGGCGCGGCCCCGGCCTGACGCACACCGTGGGAGCGGAGCGGCCGCTTTAGGGCGGCCTAGCGAACGCCGGCGAAGCCAGGCGTGACAGCCGGAGAGAGACGGCCAACTTTCAACCGAGGAGCCGACATGGCCAAGGCCACCCCCACCACCAAGACCGCGGTCGCCAAGCAGGCCGCCAAGAAGACCGCGGTGGCGCAGCGCGTGGTGCGCAGCGCAGCCGCCACCAATGCCAAGCAGGCGGCCAATCCCGAAACCGCGATGTTCCAGGTGCTGGAGCCGTTCTGGCTGGGCGGCGCCGTGGTCAAGCCGGCCGCCCCGAACGGCGCGCCGGTTTTCGTGGAAATGACCCCCGCCGAGGCCGAGGACTACCAGGCGGCCGGCGTGCTCGGCACCGAACCCGGCGAAGTCCCGGCGACAGCGAGTAATACCCCCCAGAGCGAAGCCAACCCCGCCGGCGGTGAGCCGCCGGCGGGTGCGGCCGGCGCGCAGTAATCCAGGCTCGAGCACACGCCCATGTACTGCACCCTCGTCCAACTTGCCGATGCCAAGCTCGCCCGCGAGCTGGCGCANGCCGCCACGCCGGAGCGCCTNCGCATCCCCGCCGACGAGGTGATGGATGCGGTGCTGCGCGGCGCCGNCACCACCAGCATGGACCCGGACGACGTGGCCGCGGCGCAGGCTGCNGTGGTGGTCATCGGGCGCGCGCTGGACAGCGCCGACGCGCTGATCGATGGCTACCTGCGCATGCGCAAGCCGGTGCCGTACACCGTGCCGCTGTTGCCGGTGCCGGAGGTGGTGTCGGTGTGGGCGCAGTGGATCGGCCGCTACCTGCTGCACAAGGAACGCTTCGGCACCGAGGAAAAGACCGACCCGGTGGTGCGCGACTACAAGGAGGCGATCCGCCTGCTGCAGGAAGTCCGCGACGGCAAGTTCAGCCTGGGCGTCGAGGACCCGCTGGCGCCGCCCAGCAGCGGCGCGCCCGCCTTCTGCGGCCCCGCCCGCGTGTTCTCGATGGACACGCTGAAGGACTTCGGCACGTGAGCGCCGCGCCCTTCGACGTCGGCCCGATCATCGCCCGCCTGCGCACGCGCGCAGTCAAGCCGGACGGCCTGCGCCTGGTCGAGGGCCGCGGCGCCTACGCCNAGATCCGCTCGCTGCAGGACTTCCCCGCGCCCTGCGCCTACGTGCTGCTGGCCAGGGAATCGGCCATGCGCACCGATACCGGCATGAGCATGCCGGGCGAGCAGTCCGACATCGGCCAGCTGATGCAGGTCGGCGTCGGCGTGGTCATGGCGTTCCGCAACCACCGCGGCCTGGCCGGCGACGAGCTGCGCGATGAGCTCAACGCCCAGGTCGGCATTGTGCGCAACCACCTGCTGGGGTGGACACCGGACGTCCCCGGCGCCGCGCAGCTGCAGTTGGTCGGCGGCGACCTCGAGGATTACGACGCCGGCGTCGCATTGTGGGCCGACCGCTGGCAGACCCGCCACTTCATCCAACCGAGATCACCCGTGAACGATCCGAAGC